CATCTTTCTTTGCTTCGTCTTCGTCGATTATTACTACATCATCTACTTCCTTGCCTTCTATTATGTCAGGGATCATCAGTACATCATGTCCGAGTACTGGTTCGTTGAAGGCATCCGAATTGCCGAGATGCCAACCGAGCTTAAGTTCGACATCCCATTCTCCAAGCACTATCGAATTCAGTTCCCTGGTACACGACGACAAAGACGAAAAGTTTACAGACGATTCTTTATCGGACATGTTTCCCCTTTCGTCCCAATTTGTCTCGACACCTTTGACCCAGAAACAATCAGATCGGCTTTTGGAAAGCGACTCTTGCGGCCACCCCCTCGTCCAAACATGGTAATGTTTCGAGCATTACAGGATTTTGTCCCATTATGGTGTAGTTGGTACCTTGAACCACTTGATCATTTGATGACTTTTGAAGAATGGTTGCCAACCACATCATATAATGACGATCGAAAATTACAATTGCGTGAGGTGTATTATCATAAAATTTGCCAGAATTGTCCGACTGAACGTCAGTCCAGTCATGTTGACACCTTTCCGAAGACTGAATCTTATCCTGAACTTAAAAACATGCGTATGATTAATTCTCGTTCTGATTGTTTTAAAGCGTGGTCTGGACCCATTTTCAAAACCATGGAGGAGCAAGTGTATCAATTACCATGGTTTGTCAAACATTTGACAATTATGCAACGATTATCGAGGGTTATTTTGATGTACGTTGCTGGTGCAAATTATGTTGCTACTGATTTTAGCAATTTTGAAATGCATTTTGTTGTCATGGTTCTTGAAAGTATTGAATGTGCTGTATATAGGTATTTGCTACAGCATTTTCCACAAATTGCTGAGCAACTTTGTTCTGTTATCACCGGCAAGAATAGATGTCGCACACGTTCTAAAGTTTATGTTACAGTTCAAGGTCGTCGTATGTCTGGTGACATGTGCACATCTCTTGGTAATGGTTTAACCAATATTATTCTTGTTATGTTTTTGATTTATTATTATTGTGGTGTTGATGCTTTACAGAATTTTGATGGCCTAGTTGAGGGCGATGATGGTTTGTTTAGATCACCATTGGTTTTGACCAAAGAAATGTATGCGGATTTGGGTTTTACGATTAAGATTGAAAATTACGATAACCCTACCAAAGCATCTTTTTGTGGTTTGATATTTGCATCTAGTCACCAGATTATCAGGAATCCATTTAAGTTTTTGCAGACTTTTTGTTTTACCCATTCATTTTCAAACGCATCTAGTGCTGTGATGAAATCATTATTACGTGCCAAAGCATTGTCTGCATTATATGAAACTCCGAATTGTCCTATTGTTGCTGC